TATGCAGCTTTATCTTCAGAAGATGGTAATGGTAAAAACGTTGCTATAGGAGTAAATGCTTTAGAAGATTTAAATGCTGGTGCTGACGCGTATAATATCGCTATAGGACACGATACTGGTAGAAATGTTTCAACAGGTGGTGATAATACCATTATAGGTGGTGAAGCCGGCGTAGTATTAACTACTGGAACTAGAAATACTTTACTCGGGCGAGCTGCTGGTTATGTATTAACTGGAGAAAATAATACTTTTATAGGAAGGAGAGCAGGATATACGGCTACAACAGGTGATCTTAATGTATGTTTAGGATCTGGCGCTGATGTGTCAGCCGCTACAGTGGCTAATGAAGTGAATATATATAATGGCAGTGTAACAGCTAGATTCCAAGGGGCTGCAGCAGCGTGGAGTTTCGTATCAGACGAAAGAGATAAAAAAGAAATTAAAGATTTAGAATTAGGAATTGATTTTGTAAATAAATTAAAACCTAGAAAATTCAAATGGGACTTAAGAAATAGTGATGTAGATAAAGATAAAGAAGCATCAGGATTTGTAGCACAAGAAGTACAAGAAGTATTAAATCAAACAGATACTAATTATACTGGAATTGTAGATACTAATAATCCAGAGCAATATACTGTAGCGCAATCTAACTTAATCCCAATATTAGTAAAAGCAGTACAAGAACTGTCTGCAGAAGTAAAACAATTAAAACAACAATTAAACAATTAAAAATGGGAAAATATACACATTATTCGAACTCTGGAAATCACCATTTAAGAACGGATATGGATCATGAAAGAAGATTAATTCATGATGCAAAAGATGCTATTTGGGATGAAGATAGAAAACTTAGAGATAGAAAATCAGCTGGTCATAAAGACGGAGTTAATGTAGATACTAAAGATGTTGACGCAGTAACAGGTGAAGAAGCAGTAAGCGATATTGGCGGGAATATGCCACAAGAGAGAGGAAAGACTAAGTAAAAAATGGCTTTTAAAATGCGCCCGCCTTACGAGGTAGATAATACCCCAGTGTATAGAGCACCTTTTGAAGATGGTCATACACATGGAGTTACCTTAATGAATGGTAGCGTAGTGCTTAATGAGAAACTTCCCCATGATATGGAAGAAGATACCATAGAGCATGAAAAAATACATGTACAACAAATAAAAGAAGGTAGATTTAGTTGGGATGATGATTATGTTTGTTTTGAAGGAAAAAAATATGATCGATCTAAAATAAAAGAAGGAGATAAAAATTTACCTTGGGAAAAAGAAGCTTATGCCAAACAAAAAAAGGTTTAAAGAAACTACCGTTGGCCAATTATTATTAGGGGCTGCCTCTGTTATTAACCCTACTTTAGGAAATATCTTACAAGGTGTTACATCTCCTAAAGAAGCTATAGCAGAAATAACAAAATCCAATGTTAGTCCAGAGGATAAGATTAAATTGCAGCAAATAATATATGAGCAACAGAATAAGGAAATAGCAGCAATAACTTCAAGATGGGAGGCAGATTCAATGTCTGATTCTTGGTTAAGTAAAAATGTACGGCCATTAGTTTTAGTGTGGTGTATAGTTATATTTTCTTTAGCTGGTATTTTAGACAGTGTAGAAAGCATACCTTTTCAAATTAATTCCTTATGGAATGATACCTTTGAAAAAGTAATGATGGCTGTTGTTTTAGCCTATTTCGGTGGACGCTCGGGAGAAAAGGTCTCAAGTATTTATAATAAGAAGTAAGATCGTAGTAAAATACGTGACTATAGATAAGTAAGTATTAATCAAATTAAATTAAAAATTATGTCAAAAAAAGAAGAAGTAAAAGAAATTACACAAGAAGAATTGCAAGCAATTCAAACAAACCAAACAGAGTTACAAAAACATCTTAGTAACATTGGATTTTTAGAAGTACAAAAAGGTAATAGTTTAGGCGCAATAGCTCAATTAGAAAAAGATATGGGTGAGTTGAAGCAAAAACTAGAAGAAACTTATGGTGCAGTAAACATCGATGTTAAAACAGGTGAGTATACTGAAATCCCAGAAGAAGAAAAAACTAAGCTTAAAAAAGCTGAGTAATGACTTCTAATATAAGAAAAATCAGTATAGGCGCTGATTATAAGAATGATGCTATGCACTATTCTTTAGGTCAGCAGGTATATGGGGGACACACTATTAAAACTATTGTGCATGACGAATCTGATTCCTCTTATAATATATATATCATAAAAAATCAAGAGGTATTGCCATGGAAGAAATTCAATTCTCATATGGCAATATCTGTTGAATATGACTTAGAATATTAATGAATAGTTTATATAAGTTTATTATCACACCTTTAAATCAAAGATATAACAATGAAATAGAGGTTGATGATAAAAAGCTAATTGTAAACAGTTCAATTGAAGAGTTTACTTTTATTAGCCGCCACGCTAAAGTATTATCTATTCCAGCCGCATATGACACAGATATAAAGGTTGGAGATATTGTTATTGTACATCATAATATATTTAGAAGGTGGTTTGATCAAAAAGGGAAGGAAAGAAATTCATCTTCTTATTTTAAGGAAGATTTATATTTTGCTCAGCCCGATCAAATTTATTTATATAAAAGAAATAATGAATGGAAAACATTTGGAGGGTATTGCTTTGTAAAACCCGTTAAAGATGATAATCTTTTAATTAATACTATAGATAAAAAATTTGTAGGTATTTTAAAATACGGCAATGAATATCTTAATAGTCAAGGAGTTAATCCAGGTGATTTAATTAGTTTCCCAAGAAACAGAGAATGGGAGTTCATTATTGACAAAGAGTTATTATATTGTATGAAATCTAAAAATATCATTATTAAACATGAGCACCAAGGACACGAAGCTGAATATAATCCACGCTGGGCACAAAGCTGTTGAGGAATTAATTAAAGTAGCTAAAGAACCTATTGTTGATTCAGATGATGATATATCAGCTGATAGACTTAAAAATGCTGCAGCTACTAAAAAACTAGCCATATTTGATGCTTTTGAAATCTTAAATAGATTAGAAGAAGAAAAAAATATGTTAGAAGATAAACCTAAAGAAGTTAAGAAAGAAAAGACTTTTAAAGGTTTTGCAGAGGGGAGGTCTAAATAATGTACGAACAAACTCTATATAAAGTAGTAGATGACCATATTAAACCTAAAGTTATTAAACGATTAAATCGTTATAAAAAATGGGAATATGGATACAATAAAGAGCATGATGTTATAGTTATTAGTAGGACTGGGGAAATAGGCGAAGTATATGAAATACAAAACCTTAAAATAGCCCTACCTAAAGTTACTAATATTCATACTTTTAAAGAAAATAAATGGGTAAAATTTGATTATCCAAAAGAATTAAATAGAATTAAAACTGTTTTTGACTGGAAACAATATCCTCAAGATTTTAAAGAGGAATGGTTTGAATATATTGATGAAGAATTCAAAAGAAGAGAAGAGGGTTTCTGGTTTAAAAATAAAGGGGTAGATACTTATATAACTGGTACACATTATATGTATTTACAATGGTCTAAAATTGATGTTGGAGCACCAGACTATAGAGAAGCCAATAGGTTGTTTTTTATATTTTGGGAAGCTTGCAAAGCTGATAAAAGATGTTATGGAATGTGTTATCTTAAAAATAGACGTTCTGGATTTTCTTTTATGGCTTCAGGGGAAGTTGTTAATCTAGCAACAATATCCAGTGATTCCAGATATGGAATATTATCTAAAACTGGACCAGATGCTAAAAAGATGTTTACTGACAAGGTTGTTCCTATATCAGTAAATTATCCGTTCTTTTTTAAACCGATTCAAGATGGTATGGATCGACCTAAAACAGAATTAGCATATAGGGTTCCAGCTTCTAAATTTACTAGAAGAAAGATTATAACAGGGGAAGTACTACCTGAATTACAAGGTCTTGATACTACAATAGACTGGAAAAATACTGGTGATAATAGTTATGATGGTGAAAAATTAAAACTATTAGTACATGACGAATCAGGAAAATGGGAAAGACCTAGTAATATATTAAATAATTGGAGAGTTACAAAAACGTGTTTACGATTAGGTAGTCGAATTATTGGTAAATGTATGATGGGTAGTACATCAAACGCCTTAGACAAAGGCGGTAATAATTTTAAAAAATTATATGAAAGCTCAGATGTTACAAAAAGAAACGCCAA